CAACATACCGCATTGAAACTCAGCCAGCCCTGTGGACTGGGTTTTCTTTTTGCAGGTAGGTAAGCAAGGATGTCTAGCATCTGTTGATTATAACAGATTAGTTACGCTAGATCAACGATATTGAACGTTTTCAATCTTGCCGTTTGTGAATATTGCGGTTGCAGCAATTGAACCTTGGAATTGGATTGGTACATAACCCGAACCACCATTCACAATGGTCACTGACGAGACTACTCCACCGCCGACGGTGCAGGTGGCCACAGCGCCGGATCCTGTGCCGAGAATTTGGATACTGGGTGCAGCCACGTAGTAATAACCTGCATTGGTGATACTTATGCCAGTGACCACTCCGTTGGTAACCTGCACATTGCCCGATGCGCCGAATCCAATGGAATTGTTCAAGGCCAATCGCAACAGGGGGTGAAAGCCAATTACATTGAAATAGTCGGTCACTGTTTCACTCAAATATTCACGTGTTTCTGTCACATCATACCATACAGACTGATAATTGTCTGCAGCCTGTACTTTTACTGTGCCGGTATAGGTATCTAGATCAAACTTTACAGTGGTCAGGCTGGCACCATTGGTGGGAATGTGGCTGCTGTAGAATTCAGTTTGTTGAATAGAGTTCTGTGGTTGTGGTGTAAGTGCCCAGTCGGGAAATTGTGTAGGAGCCGTGCCCACAAAATTGTTTTTACCATACATGTCAGGCACTGTGCACTCAGCACTGGGCACAAATTGTGGGAATATGCTGTCTACTATGTTACAATCAGCACGAGCTTGTGAGTTGGCATCGGTATACACTGCCTGCACATAGTTGCCAGCACTACGTTGTATGCTGTAGCTGGCCGGTTGTGCTTGGATATTAATAGTATCTGCAGAATCCAACACCACTTTGACTCGGCCCAGTGCCGAACTTAGTATTTCCATATCCTTGGTAACCAGGAGCTCATCGCCTGCTTGATTTACCACACGAAAAACAAAACTAGAACCTGCGATGTTCACCGGTTTCTGGTCTTGATTTATGAATTCAAAGAGTAGAACATTGTCCACACCCTTGTTGATTGTCAGTTGTTTTGCGTACACAGGATCATACCTCGCTGTAAAATATCCGCCACTGGTGTCTACCAAAAGCACCCGTACAAGTTGTTGATATAGATAAACGGTGGTGGAATACATGTAGTATTTAGTTTGTCCAAAAACTGCTGTCCATAAATAACCGCAATGGGAAACAACATCTTTGATAAATTGACAGAAAAATATCCTTTTATAACATTGTGCATGTATGCCAATGCAGAATATGTGGGAGTAGTGCAGAACAGAGATGACATAGTTACCACCATATACGACTTCGGGGCAGTGACAGATCAAGATTCTAAACTGGTGTTTCTAGAACTGGCCAACACCTGGTGGTGGGAAAGCAACAGATCAATTCCTATAAATGTGTTTTTAAGAGGAGATTGGAATCAGTTTCGTTATACCTTGCGAACTTTTGTCAACAAAGATCTTGAAATTCTGCATGGGCCTGCTTGCAGTTTGTTGGACATAGTGCGCAGAAAAGGCAAGCGAAAGTCAATTACGCTGGTACGGCGTCTTGGTTAATCAAATTCATGTGTAGTGCCACCAAGGCCGCGTAGGAAATACTATGACTTTTTTTGAATGTGTAGCCTTTTGATTCGTCCCCGTCCCATACTGACGCAAATACCTCATCCCAAGGACGAGTCTGTAAGTTTGCCTTGCCAGGGCGTATAATGGATATAAAAGCAGCCATTCTTGGGATTGAATCAGGTTTCATCACCCGTAGCAAATCTGTGTAATTGCCCACGTGTACCAGTTGACTAGCCCAAGCATGATCTGTCCACAGTCTTTCCCAAGGTGGCGTGGCTGTGCGCATCGCTTCATAGTGTGCAGGATCCTGGATCAACTGATACACACTCATGTTCAAGAAGTCCAATTTAAAATATCCACGAGCCTCAGCAGTTTCATAATCCAAGGCCGCACATTCTGTCACAGGGTCACGTGGTATGTCTGTTACATAGATACCTGAGTTGTGTTGGCGTCCATTGCTTTGTCGTGCTGGAATGTGTTGAATCAGTTTCAGTATATCGTTTCTGTTGGCAAAGTCAATATCAATATCTGCGCTCATTTAAAATAGTTCCATCCCAATTTAGCGTTAATATATGCTTCCTCTATTAGGCTCACTGTTGGTATGTGTGACATTGTGTTGTTTTGTATTTTTATCACAATCTCATCACACTTGGATTTTGAGTCCTTGTAGTGCTGTCTTAGTAAGAACTCATCATGCAAATGATCAATCTCTTGTTGACAAGTATACTGTATTTCTGCCCATTCTGCAATCTTTTCAATTTCCTTTAAGAAATCGTTTTTGTTGTAAAAACATCGAAATGGAAATACATACACCTGTCTAGACTCACTGTATTTTATTCGATCTTGCTGAACAATAAATCCTTGTTGATCCGGATGCTGAAATCCAATCTGGAAGAATTCACGCAGAATTGATCGTGGACAATCAGGGCAGATAGATGACAATTCTAGCAACACTAATTTATGCTGTTCAATACATTCCTGTTTGATGGCGTCGGGTAAATTTTCAAATTCTGTTATTGTGGTCACCGTGGGCCAGGATGGGTCCTTGACTGCATTGTAACTGTCTCGAACTTGATTGATAAAAAAACTTTGCACAATAATATCCAATACCCAACGATAGGTCTGGTTATTAAGTTTATTATAGGTATCAACTTCTAATAGATTATTATCATAACCAAAATCTCCTGCTCGTAGTAAACTCACTTGTTGCAATGGTAATAAATCATCAGTGTCTATTTGTATGCTTATTACTTTTTCACTATTGATGGGTCTTGGGTAAAAAGAATAGTGATCTGCTTCAAATATTTTAGGGCCAATATAATTTTTATTATGTGAGGCTCCCGATGAATTAAATGGAGTTCCTACGGTCAAGCCTATTATTTTGTTGCACACAAATTCTAAATAGTTTCCATGCGCACCACCTTGAAAGTCTATACAAATCATGTTACCATCCTGCTTTGTTCAACATATCCTTCACGTACTCTTGATCCGCTGAATAGTTATTAAACTTTTTTTGCCAAGCGTCCGAATCAATGTAGGGCCAAACCATGGCCACTTGTTCTGTACTCAGTTCACTCAAGAACTTTTGTCCCGATTCTGAATTGTAAATTATCCAAGGACTTATGCGTCCGGCTGTGACAGCATAACATAGACTATTGGTGTTGCCATAACGCATCCAATCGTGTGGGGGATTGCCTGTTTCTTCTGCCCAACGCATGCTGTGTTCTATTGCACGAGCCAAGGCATCGTCCACTGCTTCCACACGCAGGTATTCTACAAGATACTCTGTGTAGATTTTGTCACTGCACCAATGATCAATTTTCTTTTGTGCTTTTAACAACCAGGTCATAAAACGTGCGGGTGCAATCACATGGGTGTTTACACAATAGTTTCCAAACTTGACAAATGCTCTATAATAAGGTGAATCACAAAAGTCATCATGTGTTTTGTTACGGGCCGATCCTTGCATGGTTTCATAGAACTTGATGTAGGCCTGGAATCCCATACGTATCCCTGCTTCATCCCGTGCCAGTCTTCTGCGCTTGGGTTCACAAGAGTGCACCAACATAGAAGTTTCTTTCATAAATGTTTTCTTGCAATACTCACACGTAAATGTCATTTTTTCTCGTTGCCTGCGGCTCGGTTGTATTCGTCTATTTCTTTTTGTGTTGTGATTTGGCACATGACATCTATCTCGTCATCTTTGTAGGTAGGGTACATGGCCATGAGTGCTTTACGTTTGGCACTTAGTCCTGCTTCTTTTTTCTTGGGGGCTATCCAAGGATGTCGTGGTGTGCCCATGCCAGGACTTACCGTTGTGGCCATGAGCCAGTGTAGTCGAGGATGTTTACTCACATCAAAGAAGTGTTTGTTCAATCTCTCATTGCAACTGATAACATAGAACTCTTGTAATTCTCTTGAGCCTTCCACTGAACTTCCCCAACGTATCATGAGATAGTTTGAAAACTTTTTCTTTTCTTCTGGGGTCAAGTCATCGTAGAATGTTCTGACCTTGCGGTCAAACATACGCATTTCGTTGGCAATGTTTAGTTTATCACTCATCAGTCTTGGTCAGTCGATAGATCATTATAGCATGATCCAATGCATCTTGTAAAGTGGGATTGGTTAGTGCGGCACGCCGTATATCATGCCAAAGTTGATTTTCTTGCAATTGACTTCTTGTGTCTCCTGAGTCAAGTTTATGTCCTGTGATAGGATCATAATCATATCCTACCACTGTTCGGGCACCCGGATCAGCACCAAACTCCCGAGCATAAACCACACCATTGGCACGTTCGTATATGTACTTGGTGTCAGGTTTGAGTTGCGACATTACCAAGCCAGATTATAGTTGACAATTTCACAGTTACGACTGACATCTTTCACAAAGTACACACAGTCAGGTTCAGCATCATCGTTCAGGGGCACGGCCAACATTTGACCGTTCTTGAGTTTGGGTGCGTACCAGTTTACCTCGTGATACACATCCAGTATTTCAATATCTGGGAAACTGGGTCTGTAACTGCTGAGAGGATTGAATTGAAATACTTTAAAGCCTCTATCATTGATACTAGTCAATGGCAGTACCTCCAGGTCGCCAACATCAGGCTCTCCAATTAGAATTTGCCAGTCCATGGGCATTTTGATTGTTTGTGTTCCGATACGCAACACCAGGGCCGGAGCATTAAACGATTCTAAAAAGATCAGCGGAATAAAGTGATAGTCTGGTTCTACTGGATTTGAGTTATCCAATATAGCAAAACGCATGTCATCAACTTCTTCGGGCAAGTGATTTAGATCGTAGTAGGTGTTGTCCAGTGTTAATATTCGCATGTTTTAATAATACAGTGTTTGTGCAACAAAGTCAACCATTATTTGATCTTCATCCACTCTAGTTTTTCTGAGCTGAAAGGATAGT